TTGATGTTACACCGCTACTATAATTAATTTCTGTAGATGTAGCTGTAATACTTAAGTCACTTAAATTTTGTACTGCACTATCCGCTAATAAACCTTGAGCTGCTGTAGCATAAGCTGTAGAAGCAGTTGTAGCTGCTGTGCCTAATCCTAAGTTTGTTCTTGCTGTAGCTGCATCTGCTAAATCAGATAAGTTAGAAGCTTTAGCTAACTTAGTAGCTATACTAGTAGTTACAGTAGTACTAAAGTTTGCATCGTCATTTAATGCTGCTGCTAATTCGTTTAATGTATCTAATGTAGCAGGGGCTGAATCTATAACACCAGCTACTTGTGTATCTACATAAGCTTTAACAGATTGCTGTGTAGGTACTTTAGTAGCAGAGTCTGAAGTCATTGTATCTTCATCTACAACAAATGACATACTAGCTGTTGTTGTATCTGAGTTCATAACTGCACCTGCAGCATCTACATTAGTAGCATCTGTTACATCTGCATTTGCTTCAATATTAGATAATTTAGTTTGTTCTGCACTTGTAAAAAATAAATTAGTTGTTCCTTCTGTAATATCATCTGATGTTCCAGATAACTCACTTAGTGCGTCTTTGCTTTGTACTTGAGAATCTACATACGCTTTAACAGATTGCTGTGTAGGTACAAGAGTAGCAGAATCAGATACCATATTATCTTCATCTACAAATGCTGTAATAGTTATTGTACCATCTGATAAACTACCATAAGTAACTGTGCCAGTAGTAGTTATGTTAGATGAGCCATTGTTAATAGCTCCAAATCCAGAAGTAATAGAACCTGAATTAAGCGCACCTACTGTAGTTACATTTGATAAAGTATCTAAAGCTGATTCAAAGTAAGTCTCAAAATCAGTTAGAGCTACTTGTTTCATTGTACCAGCATCATTGACAACAACTCTATCAGCATCAGCTAGTGTAGTAGATGTAGCAGTTGTGCCTCCATCCATTACATTTAATTCTGTTGTAGTTGCTGTTAATCCATCTAGTAAATCAAATTCTACTGAAGTTACACCTGTGTCATATAAAGACTTAAGATAGTTTAATTCAGTAACTGAACCAGTATAACCATCTAGTTTGTTTAACTCTGCTGCTGAAGATGTAACTAATGTACCGCCTAACTTAAGACCATTAGTACCATCATGAGATGCAATATCAAAATCATAAGCTCCATCACTAAAGGTAGTATTACCTGTAATAGTAGGAGTATTAATTGTTGGCGATGTTATTGTTTTGTTAGTAAGAGTATCTGTTGTAGCTCTACCAACTAAAGTATCTGTAGCATTCGGAAGAGTTACTGTAACATCTGCAGTAGCATCAGGAATAGCTAGAGTTAATTCATAAGCATCTGCTGTAGCACCTTCAAAGACTAATGAACTTCCTTGAATAGTACCATTAATTGTAATTGTATCTGTAGAGTCACTACCTAATACAACATTACCATTATAAGTAATAGAACCATCAGCTGTGATATTACCAGCAAAAAAAGCATTTTTAAATTTATATGTAGCTGAACCTAAGTCAATCGCATTATTAGTCTTAGGGAGTACTGAAGTACCAGATATAATAACATCTTGTGTAGGACCAACTTTAGTAATAGCAGCACCTTCTCCTGCAGTTCCATCATGAGTGTGTCCTGTTGATGAATTAAATGCTTCTACTAATTTATCATATTCATTATTAAATAAGCTAGCTGTAATAGTATCGCCGTCTGAAAATGATGACTGTCTTGTATAAGCTGTTCCCATTCTTTATCTCCTTCCTGATGGAATCAAATCAATGTACATACCTTGAATAGAGTATGCAGGATTCTTGTCGTTGCTGTGAAATTTAAAACTATTTGAGAATCCACTTCCCCATATATTAAGTTTTTTCATTGGAATCTCTGGACTACCAAATCTAGAAACACCAAAAGTTGCTTGACCAAATAGTGATGGTGATAATAGTTCACCTAGTTCAAATGTTGTTGGCTGTGGTAACTCTGGGTCTTCAAAGTCATATCTAACATCCATATTAATATCACTTGTACCTTCTGGTTTAATTGATAGTTTAATATGATGTAATGTCTTTCTAATACCTATATCACCATAATCTATATCAGGAGTTTTAAATTCAGCTGATATGTTATCTCCATCTAAATCATTACCTGTGTTATGTAAATGAATATATCCTGAGTAATCTCCATGATAAGCTTGTTCTACATTATTAGCAGTATAGTTAGAATCAATAGCACTTATTGGAAATCCTTGAAGCTCTGACCATTCCCATACTGGAACACCTTGAACATTAATTTTAAATGTTCCTATAATTCCTTTCTGTGCTAACTTAGCTGTTGCATTATTACAATAGAATAATCTATATTGATTAGTAGACCTAATTACTGTACTAGATATATCATATAGATTTATCTGATTAACTACATTATTAATTACTGGACTAATCTTATGTGATACAGAAGATAATTCAATATCATCAATACGGGCTGTTGCAGCAACTGTACGTATACCATCTGGTGCTAAGAATACTAGGTCACCACCAATCTCCTGGATACTGAACCCATCTAGACAACCGATGTTTCTTGTTACGTCTACTACTGCAATTGTAGCAGCATTATTAATATTAATTAGTTTATCAATACTTGTCTGTGAGAATATAATTAAATCATCACGGAAAGTTTTTAATCCTGTAACGCTATCACCTACATTAATAGAACCAGAGGATGCGCCTGTGTAATCATCATCAACATATCTAGTACTATAATATACAGTCTCAGGTTGTTTAGACCAACCACTTACTATGATATGGTCTGAATGCTCCTCACACCACTGAGGTTTAGGTATTTCGTCATAATCTGGTGAAGACTTACTAAGACCAAAGGTAGTATACATTCCTCTGTAGAATTGGAATTTACGAGTTCCACTTTCTACTTTAGTCTTAAGAAATACAATTGGGTCTACACCGTTTGTTGCTGTTATTCTTGTTTCTTCACCAATAGTATACTCAGCAAATTGCCATCTAGCATCTGAGTCTACACTAGTTGTTGTAGCTGTAGACAGATTAGTTTCAGTAGCCCATCCTGGTGTCCATGTAGCATTACTTTCTTCACAGCTTTGTTGTGTAGTATAACCGCCTGAGGAACAAGTACCATACTCTTTGTTTACTTGTATCCAATCATATCCATCTTCTGACCAATAGATACCACCATTTTGACAAGCAAAGCCACCAGTTTTAAATGCATGCATTCCTTTAACAGGTGCTTCTGTTCCTGAAGGAATTGTTGGTGTATTAATAGTAGCTGTTATTGATGCGCCTGAACCACTTGTACTAGAATCTGCAATAACTATTTCTGGAGCTTTTTGATAACCGCTACCTGCTGCAGTAAGTGTTGCTCCAGTAATTGTACCACTACCATCTATAGTTAATGATACTGTCGCACCTGAACCTTTACCTTCATCATCATATACAGCTGCTGTAGTACTTGCGCTATATCCAGAACCGCCATCAACAATTGTTAAAGAAGTAACTGGACTAGATACAAATTTTCTATAACCATCTACTCTTCTATATCCACCATAAATAGATGATTCAAAGTTTTTAAGACGTGTTGCAGCTCCAGGCGTTTTAAACAAATCAAATGATGAAGAAGTCTTATCTAGACCTCCACCAACTGATATTGCTATACCTTGTTCTGCTGCCATTAAACGTATTGAACCCTATCATCAGACATAACCGAAGGTTGTGGTTTGCCTGTATAATTTTTCATTAACCTCATACCTTTCTTGTATTCGTCTAAAGCTAATGTAGCTAACTGTGTATTTTCTTTAAACTGCCATACATAGTATCTTGCTCTTGCTGATAAGATAGAAGTCCATTGTTCTGCATATCTAACTTCATCATCAGCATTAGTTAATTCTACTAATTGTTCCCAAGCGTAGAAATAAATTCTGTATGCTTTATCTGGTAATGGAGATAATCCAAACTTTCTTCCACACGGAGACATAAATACTCTAAGTGGTTGACCATATGTTCCAGTATCTTTTGCTGAATCATCAGCTTCCATATAGTGTTTTTTCCATTCATCAACAGGAATAAACTTTAAAGCTGACCTAGTATATGGTGATGAATGTGTTGTTGTCCATGTATTAGGAGATGTACAAGTAGATTCTGAGTCATAATCTGTCCATACTTTACCAGCTGCTATACAAGCATCTGCTGTTGTGTATGCACTATCTGAACAGACTCCAGCTGTTGAACAAGTACCTACTCCTTCTGTGGTAAGATAGAAGTTATCCCAATCAATCCTACCGTAATCTTGTGCAGTGCCATGTGCACCGCTTGAATGTTTTCTTAAAAAATACCAGCGTTGTCCCGCTGTTGTATCTACAAATGTATTACCATATTCTTGAACATCTGTTCCAGAGCATGATGTAGATAACCAAGGGAACTCTGGATTTTCGTTTGCTATATCAAAGTATGCTCTGTTAACAGCAGACTTTACAAACTGTTGAATACCCTTAGCGTTGTTAAAGCCAGCAGATGTCAATTGAACTTCATTAAGTTCGCTAAGAATAGAATTTGTTATTTCTAAAAAAGTATGGGCTGACATTCTTCTCTCTTTATTTAATTAGGTAAGGGACTCCCGAAGGAATCCCTTAATGATTAACTATTAGTCAATCTTAATTTTAGCTAGTGCTAAAGCTTCAGGACGTAATACTTTACGACCCCAAACTAGTAGACCACGAACAATATCTTTGAAAGAATTGTTATCACGGACTGACTCAACTGTAGACAATGCTTGTGCACAAGATACAGCTGACATATGACCAGCTAGGACGTTGTGAGTAGCAGTTACACCTGAACCTGATGGTGTAGGTACGTTGTTAGACTTATACATCTTGAAACCACGTAGCTCACCAGAAGCAACTAGACCATTACGTAGTCCACCGTTACCTTGGTTGTAGTCAACTGACATTAACTTAGATGAAGTCTTAGCAAGCTCTTCGTAGAACTCAGGCTTAGCTACAACCCATCTATTCTCTTCAGGTACGTTTTGGTCATCAAGCAAACGTGCAAGACGAGCAAGTACATCTAGAGGGTCAATTTCACTAGTATCGAAACCAGTATCAATTGGTGATGAATCAGTACCATAAGTGTTACTAGTAGCACCAGCAACTGCAGCTGTGATTACGTTAGAGTCAAAAGCATCTTTAAGCTGATATGCAGCGTTATCAGATGCAATTTGCTGCCAATTCACGTGAGAGAATCTCTTCTCTAAATCGTCAACTTTAAACTGGAAGTATTTAGCTTGGTCGATTTGCAACACTAATTCTTCATCAGTTAAGTTAGTTGAATTTAGTGAAGTAGTCGAACGCGTGTAATCTTCAACTGTGATTGTTGGTTCTTTAATGATATTTACTGTATCACCGAACTGTGAGATTTCTCCCATATAGTCTGTGTTACAGATTGCTTCAGCAACTGCTGATTTACGGAAGGCAACTTGTACCTTCTTTGAAAAAACTTCTGGCAGCCAAAACGAGTTAGTTTGCCCCGTAGTGGCTGGATTCCAGTTAGTAGTTCCTGCCTCGAAACCCATTTCTGTTCTCCTTTATTTAATTATTGTTTCTAAGCTAGCCATTTACAATTCGTCCAGTTCTAAAAGCATCATCTAATTCTTCTTGATACTTCTCGTACTGGTCTACTGAAAGACTAGCAATTTCTGAGGTAGTCCAAATCTTCTCCGTAGATTCTGTTGTTTCAGTTTTTCCTTTAACTGATACTGCGTCTGCAGCTGAACCTCGTGGGTCTTCCTTCGGACTTGACTTTTTCGACACAGCCTTTTCAACCTTCTTGGAGGAAATACCAATATCCTGTTTGTATAAATCTATAGCTCTTGCTGCTAGAGTTGCATCACCATTGTTGTCATAAATCCAACCTTGAATAGCTTCAGGCTGAACCTCTGCCCACTCGTGGAACTCTTCAGACTGTCTGATTTCTCTGAAGTCTGGATGCAGATTAAGAAGTTCTTGCTCTGCTGCTCTACGAGATGCTGCTGCTTCTCTTTCTGATAACATGTTAACTTTCTCTTGTAGTTCAGATAACTGTGTCTCAGCTTGCAAATGTGCTACAGTTTCTACAACATCATAAACATCAGGATATTCTTCCCTAAAAGTAGCAAGTTCGTCTTGGGTTTTAGGTGCTTTATACTTAGGTCTAGTAGCTAACATCTCTGCTCTTAGCGATTGTTCTTTAGCTTTCCAGTCTCCTAGTTTTCTATCATAATGTTTCTTTAAATCATCATAACGCTTTTTGTAGTCTACCTTTTTAAACTGTTGGGTAGTTTCCTCTTCAAAAACATCGTCTTCGTTGGTAGCCTGTTGTTTAGCATCAGTATCAGTAACGACTTCTTTTTCTTCTTTAATTGCTTCGTGTTTTGATACATATACTTCTTTTTTAGGGGCAACGTAAGCTAGGGAATCATCAGCGCTTTGTAAGCCTCTACTGGCTTCAGGGTTGCTGTTGTCCCAAGATTTTTTTGCGTTATAAGGATTTGCTTGGATTTCCTCCGTCTCTTGTGTTGTTGTTGCTGTTGTCATTTTGACCTCCAATAAGTGCCCATTAATATGGGGTAGCTTCGGGGTTACTAATATCCAAGGTGCTCAATTAAGAGGTAGCCTTGGGGCTGTCACTATAGAGTCGTTCTAGCTCGTCAGGTTGAACGGGTATCTATAGTTAATTTATCTCATCCCTTCGTTTCTAGGAAGGGGTGTTCTAGTTTCTTCAGGCGCAGTAGTCATAGTATTATCGCCTGATAATTCTCTTTCGTATTCAGCTCGTCTAATTGCTTCTTGAGCTTTCTTAGCTTTTTCTCTAGCTATATATTCTTCTAGTAATCTTTGGTCTTCTTCACTTCCGCCTACATCCATTTCTTGATATGGCTGACGAAGTTCTGTTTTATTCTTCATTACTGCATTTTGTATGATAGTTCCTAAACGGTTACTTGAACCTATATCTTGTGTACTTACTGAACCACCATCTTTATAATTAGCATTCTTATAATTAGGTCTAGTAAAGAATCCACCCTTAGCGAATCCTTCTTCATCCATTTGTTTGTACTCTTGCTTAGAGATATCCTCATCATAATCTGATTCAGCTTTAGCCATCATCTTACGTAACTTATCCACACCTAGCTGCTTAACAGCTTTAGCAGTGAAGACAAACTCGCCATCAGATAACTTAGCATTAATAGAATCACTAGTCTCACTACCTGCTCCGTTGACACTACCTTCTCCTGTGAATTGTGTTGCCATGGATACTTTATCTAAGATGCCTTGTAGTTCTGGATAGTCAGACATTGCTTGACCAAGAACTTCAGTCTCGTCTGCTGTAAGACCTAACTCAGATTCTTCTTCCATTGGCATATTATCTTCAAAGTTTAAAGGAACTTCAGGAGCTAACATAGAACCTGTTTCATCATAAACTGAACCGCCATCTGCGTATCCTTGTGTGTATCCTTGATTAAGTGGGCTATACATAAACTCTTCCTCTATTGGTTGTGTGGGTACTCTTTCTTTAGTTACTTTACTAGCAACACCTTTTTGAAACTCTGGGTAGTCTGATTCCATTTTCCATAGTCTAGAAGAATCATCTAATAAACCACCTTCTGCAAATCCTTTTCTTTGATACATAGACATTTGACCTACCTTCTGTTTAGCCTCTGTTTGACCTGGTGCAAACATTGGAGCGTTAGCTTGTATTAATAAACAAGCATTCTTATCTCCCATCATACATGCTTGCTTTAGACTGTTAATTCTGTCTTGTGCTGCTTTCTGTTTTCCTTGACTTCTTGACATTGTCTGCCAAGTACCAGATACTGTTTGTTTTCCTAAATCATCTTGACTAGTAAACCAACCAGTTTTATGTTTTAAATCTTCGTAAGTTACATCCTTTTTAGCATCGTAAGGTACATAACCTTTGGCATATTCTTTCCACTCTTTAGTTACTTTACCATCTGTAGTCTCTTGCATTGTCTTTTCAAACTGAGCAAGGTATTCTTCTGGTATTTCTCCTTCGTGTGTTTGTAGCGCCATTATTCCTTCATATTATTTTTAAGCAAGAGGAGGTGCTGAAGAAAATGTACTTTCCCCTGGTTGCGGTATATCTCCTGTTCCGATGTTGCCGCCGCCATTGCCTGTAGTACCTTCACTCGCTCCACCTCCAGGAACTCCTCCAACTTCACCCATAGGGGGCTGTTGATTAGTTGCTTCAGGTCCTGGTTGCTGGTTTTGAAGTCCGATAATTTCTGCATATATTGCTGCCTCTTCAGGTGAGTTTATAATTTCTTCTGGGTCTAAGTCTAAACTATAAGCTAGCTCTTGTACAATCTTAGACACTTTAACAAATGGTGCTACCGCAGGGTTCTGTACTGATTGTAAGAATGTAGTTAGTCTTTGTGACCTAACTTCTTTTTGCATCAGAGAACTAGTACCAGTTGCTTTAACTTCAAGGTCTCCCTCGATGTTTAACTCTCCTTCATAAAACTGCATGTTCCATTGGTAGAAAGCTACTCCCAATGGTTTCAATAAGAAGTCATCAATGTTTTTAATAACTGTCTTAATATTGAGTGATGCTGCACCCATTAACATAGACATACCAGATGCTGTTCTTGTCATACCTGTTACACCTGTGTATCCATGTGAATAAGATGGAATACCTGTAGACTCATCAGCAAGTTGTCTAAATCTATCAAACATCTGCATATTCTCTGGCGCAGTGTTTGGAAACTTTAATCCATAGATAGATTGTCCTGGCATACCTGCTTGACGTTTAAACATCTTACCAGGATATATAGACATATCTTGTCCAGCTACTAGAGCTGCTTCGTCTACATCAAATACTAATGAACCAGCTAGTGCTAAGTTATCAATAGCCATTCTAGCATGTCCGTTCATAATCTGCTGTGAATCATCCATATTCTCTGGAACACCTACACCCCAGAACGAATAAGGATTTCTTTCGTAAGGCACAGCTAGATAAGGTAATCTATTAGGTTTGAATGGATTAGCTACAACACGTAGAATCTTACCCATACAAATCCAAGCATTGATTTGAACTTCTTCTAAGTCATCAATTGACTCATCAATTTCTAATCCTGCATCTCTTGCGTACTCAGCATCCATAACACCCCAGTACTCAAGAACTTCATAACGGTCTGTATCTAAACCTTGTACAGAGTTATCTAATTCTAACTCATGTTCAAACGAACGTCTTTCGTAGTTATAACCTTGTTTGATACATTCAGCTAGTTTAACTTTATCAAAGTGTGGCATCTTCATTAAGCCACGCATCTGAGTTTTATTTAGTTTATGTCTTTGTATAAACCATTCAGCTTCATCTGTAGATGTAGCATTCGGGTCAGGATATGCATCCCATACACTGACAAAAGATAATCTAGGAACTACAACTGTTTCAGGTGTGTATTGTCTATTACCTTCTTCATCAGTTGTCCACTTATGTAAAGTCTTATTATAATTAAATGGACCTTTAATAATTCCTGTGCCTAGCAGCACTTGTTCAAACATTGTGCTTCTTAATTCTGTAGCACCGTCTGATTCTTCAATCTGGTCATGGATTAATTTTTCCATGCGTCTAGCAGCAATCTTAGCTGGGCTAATTTGTACCATATCTGGAGAAGGAGCTTTACCTTCTTCTAGTACAGTCTCACCTTTTTCGTTCTGATACTCTTCTTCTAGTCCTGCTAAGAATCTATTCTCAACATTAAACTGTGTAGCGCCAGGAGCTAATGTATTACCATCACCTTCAAAACCAATATTGTATGGGTCAAAGTTACCTCTGTTATCATCAGTAACACCCATTCCTGGTGCATAGTCTAGATTACCTTCGATACCAGGATTTACATCTAGCTCACCGCCTGTTTTCTCTTTTAATGGATTTAAATGAGCAAACTCAGATATACCTTCTGGTACTCTAGTTTCTTGAATTGTGATTGGAAGTTTGTTGCCTGAAAAGACTACTTCAATAGCTTGTCCGTAAGCTGCGAGAACTTTTGTCTTAGTGACTTTAACAAAGACTTTAGACTTTTCATTCTCTCTAAACCTGACGTTTTTACCGTAGACACCACGGTAGTTATGATACGCCTTAAGCCATCTATCTTCATCATCTCTTCTTCCTCTTTCTGCTGATTCAAATCTCTCTTGGATAAGCGCTGCAAGATTAGAAACAAAGACAGCATTCTCTGAAGATATCTCTTCTTCTACTTGCTCGGCTAACTCATCAGCGGATACGAACGGGTCTTCAGCTTCGTTTATATCGTATTGGTTGTCGCTATCAGCCATGTATCCATTTAGAGAGAGTTACAAATATAAATACTATTATACACTCATTTTTATATTTTGTCAACCCCTAAACTCAAAATAATTAAAAAATAATTATTAATAGCCAAATGTTTCGTCTGCCATACTAGGAATATCTAGATTCTTTTTGAATGTAAACATCTCATCATATGTAGTAGCTCTAGGTCTAGACATGATTAAATAACGCAATGCATCATAAGCGTGGTCAGATGCTTTGGTATCTACATCTTCTGGTTTAGCTTTATCTATAGGGATAGTTTGTAATTCCCTAATTAGGTTAGGACATGTATTAAATATTTGTAAATAAGGTCTACCACTTCCTCTATTCTGTTTTAATCTTTCGTGTACTTGAATCTTACCTGCTGCTCTATTCTTATCTGCTGGTCTTAGTTTGTGTCCAGCCCTAACAAGTTCTTCACCTACAGTTGGTCCAGTACTACCTGTCTTATTCCATGCAGCACCATCTAGTACACCAGATATAGAATATACATCACTCTCTTCCATAGCAAACATTCTATCTGCTAAGTCTCTACCAGTTAAACCTTTTTCATATAGTTCACGATAAACAATTAATGTTTCATCGTTAGGGTCTACTGCTGCCCATACTACAGCGGAAGGCGCGGAGTAACCATAATCCACTGCTTTGACTCTAGACCAGTTAGCTGGGATATCAAATGGAGGTATTACGTGTATGTTCCTATCGAACTCAACAAAGGCTGCTCCCTCATTTATATCCCAATTACCTTCTAATAACTGTTTACGTTGAATAGGTGGAAGTGATTCCAACATCTTTTTATAATCAGTTCCAGATAGATAAGGGTTATCATCCAGTAAAGCTGGGATAAACTTTCTTATTACTCCGTCACCACCTATGAATGTTTCATTCTCTGGTGCTGGTTCAATGTATCTTTTCTTTACCCAATGAGCACCAGAACCACCAGGGTTGGCGGTACATCTCATATATGTTTGAATCTCTGGGTCTGTTGTTCTTAGACGAGATGCTAAGTAGTTCCAAGCAAACTCAGTAGGTAGGTGTGTTATCTCATCAAACCCTATCCAACTATATGCTTGTCCCTGAAATCTATATACATCAGAGTCTTTCTCAAGGAATGAGAACTGTACCGTAGCTCCAGAAGGAAACTTCCATATCTTATCTACTTCTTTAAACCTAGCGCCCTTGAATGCTTTAGGATATAGTTCTCTTGATTTATCAATAAGCTCTCTTAGTTCTGGCATAGAACGTCTAAGGATAAGAGCTCTGTGTCCTGCTTTGTGTGCATAGCGTAGCGGGTCTACTAACATAGCATAGGACTTACCTCCACCAGCTGCACCACCATATAGTACATCTTTCTCAGGAGCTGCTAAGAAATCTGTCTGTGGTCCTGGGTTTGGTTTGAATACTACTTCAACATCATCTTGTCCAACTGCTGATTGTATATCTTTATCATCAACAACTCTGGATACTGACTTATCATTCTTGATGTTGCGAATCTTTCTAGAGGCTTCTCTTCTTACTTGAGCTGATGCTTTCATAGCATCTCTAGGTTTTCTATCAAACTTATTCTTGATAGGTCTTCTTACTGCTCCTTTCTTTAAACCTCTTTTCTTACGGGGAGTACCATCTAGTTTACAACGAACATAACCATCTTTTACATCTAGGGTATCAATGTCTAGGTTAGGATACTCTTGTTGACATTCTTCAATTGTAATCTTAGGTATTGCTTTGTTAGTTATACCACCAGGTCTTTTCTTCTTAGCCATTCTTCTTTATCATCTTATGTAAAGCTTGCGCACTTATAGTTCTACCAGTAGTTGCTGATAGCCAAGTAGCAGCTTCTCTATAAGAGAAAGCACCTTGTCTAATATAATCCTTAGCTTCTTCTAAAGCTTCTAGTTCTGTTAATAAAGGTTTAGCATATCCTGGTTTATCTTCTAATTGTTCATAACCAAAAGGAATAGTAGAACCTTTTAATGGAATAATTACTTCGCCTTGTTTAGTGAGCAGACTCATCTACAACCTCCACATCTTCTGCATCTATGGTCATCTCATCCTTAGATGGCATTATAAATATTCCTCCTGTCACGTTGTGGTCAACGCTCATCTTTTGTTCTTTGACTACACCAACTCTATCTAGTAATGTCTGGGCAGCTTGTAGTTTCTGGTTGACTTGTGGTATAGGTTCATCACTAGTCATTATATCTACAATCTTTGATGCAGCCTTTGGTGCATTCATAGCTAGCATGTGGTTAGCTACTTCAATAATTTCTTTGTTGAGTGACTGGACTAAGAAGGTAGAAGGAGCATTGTCCTGATAACCAGCCTTTATCATTGCCTGACGAATGTCCCCAGTCTTTGAATCATACAAAGCATCTAGGAACGCTTGTTGTTTCTCTGTATAATTTCTTTTCTTGTCTAACATAGACTGTGGAACTGACATAACGACCTCTTAACTAACAACACCCAAAGTCTATACGACTTTAAGGAATTGTTTATAAACTTATAAGTAGTTTATAATAAAGTTTCTAATTAGATATTATAACTATTATCATAAACAATTACTATAATGATTAACTATAACATTATCATAATCATTATCTTATAAGATATCTTTATTAGTTTCCTTTAAGATATCTCTAAGAGATATTATACAGCTGTTTAGCAGTTTTGTCAATAGCTAAATAGAAAATAATTTAGAAATTGTTGGTGTTCCGCGACAAAGTGGTTGACAGACCCTGCGGATTATCTGCGGAGACTATGTGGTTGACAAAGGTAATTGCTGTAAAATGTATAAAGATGCTATAAATATACTAGGTATGGGGGGTGTCCCCTGCCTATCCCCCCGCCTATACCATAAAACAGCGGGAATATGTAAGAATTTTTTAAAAATATTTTTTTATTGTGGTTAATGCTCAAAAAGTAAGCAAAAAAATACATAAAAAATAACTTTTCAAAATATTTAACAATCTTTCTAACCCGCACCACATAAGCGCTAGAGAATATTTAAATAACCCCTGAATAATTTATATGTATTTTTTAACTATCCCCCTTTATGCTTTAGTTATTTTCTACCACTATTGACAATGAATTCATGCGGGTATATGTGCGCGTGTATGTATGCGCGTATGCGCGTGGGCGTTCGCGTGTATGTGTGCGTGTGTGCGGTTCAATTAGTGAAATAATGCGCGGGATAATTTTTTATTTTTTTTTGCTCTAGGGTATTGACATTGCTAAAACTTGCGGGTATA